CAGATTTATGATAGGTTAAGACAAAAGCATCTTCAAGTCCATCAGAACCAGTAAAGCCCTTAGATATTGCAGTCTGTATGACCTCATCTAATAATTTTGAATCTGATAACTCAGGATGTTTTTGCTGAAGACTTTGGATATCTTTCTCGACTTGCCTGTCGGCTTCAACTTGCACAGCCTGTGATTCCTTTTCTTCAATTAACTTATTCAACCTATCCTCAATCTCCTCAAGCTTTGACTGCTTTTCGGTGTCCTGACTCGTGGTTTCTTTTGCCAAATCTGACTTAGCTGTAAAAAATGGATGGTCATCCTCAAGCAAATCCTTCAACGCTTCCATCACCTCTTCATTATCTCGAAGAGAATTCCATTTGCTTTGCTCGGCTTCAAAAGCCTTACGTTCAGCAGATAGAGCTTGTGATTTCTCTGTATTAGTTTTTTGCCATTCAGACTTATTATCTAAAGCTTTTAAGGCTTCACTTATTTGTTCCATATTATAAGTTTCACCATTAAACTCTAGTTTATCCTTTACCTCTAAGTCCTTAGATTGCTCAACTTGTGGCTGTTTTGATTGGTCAGTTTCCTGACTTTCTACTTCCTGGGCTTGTTGCTCACCCTCATTTACAGGATTTGGCTCTATACCCATAAGAGCATTCGCTTCATCCTGTGAAATCTTCACCCCACTATAACTAGTGAGTACTTCATTTTCAGACATTATTCTGTATATTCCCTATTTACTTCCAAAAACTTTTGAGAAAAACCCTTTTTTAGATTTCTTCCCTTTGTTACCACCAATTTTTTTACCTTTCTTCTTTTTCTTCTTTACATCTTCTTCCATCATTGTATACTGTTCTTGATAAGAAACTGAATCAATTGGTGTACTATTTAAATACGACATCATTACTAGCATTACTAATGCATTTGACATATAATTTTCCTATTTTATAGTTTTTAAAATATTGTTTATGTTGGAATCATTAATGAATTTTAGTCTACTTGCATTTGTATCAAACCTATTTAAGTCATACTTATCGCTTTTTCTTCACTTTCTTCTTTAATGCTTTTATGTAGTATTTACTCTT